GAGTTCAGACGTGTGCTCTTCCGATCTAGCATATTTTGTAAATAAATTTTAGAACAACAGGTCTGACACTTTAGCACGTTAAAGTGTTAAACTTCACCGCGTTAAAGTGGTAACGTGTGAAAATTATTGTTAACAATTTATTTACAAAATATGCTAGATTTGTTCACAAGTGAATGCTATAATAAAGAAAAAACGAAAAGGAGATATAAAGATATGACAAGTAAGAATTTCAATGTTGATGTTGATTGCAGCAATTTAAAGAAAGTACCAAAAAATTGTTTTTATGAAATGTTTGGCGGTTATCCATCAATCACAGAAATGTACAATGACAAATGTTTCTGTTGTTTAGCCGACAGAAAAGGCAATGAATGCAAGGGGAAAAAGACTTGCGGTAAAACATGGAAACGATATGAAGCAATCATTAATCCCGAATGGCATCACGTCAGCCTCAACACTCTCGCCAATCTCGATTTTGATATGCTTGACGAAAAGCGACAGTTATATTTAAAACTGTACAGAGAACTCAAGGAATTGATTCAAGATTTGCACAAGTGTAAATCTGTGAGTGCTTATGATAGACGACTTGACAAAATGTATATTAGAAACAATGAGTTAGTTAAGGAAAACAAAATTTCTAATGATTATATCAATTATGTTACTAGAAAAATTTCCATGTGCAATGTTGAGTGTGGATTATGGACGTCAAGGGTTGAAGAAGCAACAGGTTTACATAAATCGAGAAGATATAATAGACACATATTGAAATATTGATATCACAGCTGACTTAACGGCTATACGGAGAGAAAGAAGGAAATATGAATCTTTATGGAATTTACAAGCGCAACACAATCGACAATGTACCAGAAATGAACGCATTACTTGACGATACAATTGACTACTGTCACAGACGCGGTTTGCACTATGTCACATGTGCAGATGTACCAGGTTATATGAATGACGGTTGCTCAACCGTACACGCATATAACGGCAAGTATGGAAAAGGCGTAGTTCGCACAAGACCATGTTTCTATAAGGGCAGACGATCAACAAATTATATGACAATCGAATACTGGGTGTCTCGTGACGATATATACAAGAGATTAACAGGAGAAAGTGAGGTATTAGCATGTCAGAATTAAGAGAATATCAAATAGAATATTATGACGTTGCAAACGACACAAACGACTATATGACAATTTTTGCATATAGTGTACATCAGGCAAGAAAGATATTCTATATGACAACAACAGGGAAATATATTGCATATGTTGAGAGTATTAACAGAAAGTGAGGATTTAACATGGATGCATTAACCACAAAACAGAAAAACCAGATGTATGATGAAATTTCAGATTTACTCAGTAGATACGGGAAAAAGACAATTGCGAGACTTATGATAAAAGCATTCGCAACGGAGTTAAAACAGATTAACACATCAAAAGACCTCAACAACATGCAAGTTGTTCTAGTATCCCTTAAACATCTTCTTGAAATCACATTCCCCAACAAATAGAAAAAGCCGCCAATAATGGCGGCTTTTATTATCCGTAAAAGAAAACAAAAGCGTTTTTGAGGGCGGTGAAGTGCGGAGCGCCCGTCATGGTTTGAAATGGTATAGTACCTAATCCCGTACTAATATAAAATGTTGGGGTTAACGGCATAAAATTAGAAACTGTGAAATTTGTATTGTTTGGCAAATCTGATATGTCGCATTCTGCATGTATATATGCGTATTTGGCGTTAGTAGGTGGGGTGATGTTTTGTAAAATGAGCAACAAATTATAATATCTGGTGTTTGTAGCATCATCTTTGAAAAGTAATTTTGCAGTTATAGCCGTGTTTGTAGTTGTAAGTTCAACCGCGGATATAAGCTCGATATTACCAGCGTTCGCAATATCATGCTCGATACTCTCCCCCCAACTATCCACATACTCGAACGCATTAACAACCTCATCCCTCAGCTTCCTTACCCCACGCCAAAACGCAAGATTGGAAAATCTTTCTGGAATATTCTTCATCGGTTCAAGATACTTTAATAAATCCATATATAAACACCTCACTTTCTAAAATTATCCATTTTCCGCAACCGCGTAAATGTACATGTCCCACTTAGTCTTATTTGTAATAGGTACGCTATCTGGGCATACACCTAATATTAAAATATCAGATGCAATGCAGAGCTTCGCGGTTGTGCCTGTTGACGGTACATGTAAACGAACCCCACAATTGATATTTTTCACTAAATCAATTGTTGTTTGATATGAGTACAATTTGCTACTAACTGGTAAGAATGGTATATATGATGTTTGAAATTTAATTTCATCCATTGTATACCCGAACGGTTTCGTCAACTCAAAATCGAAAAATCCATTTGCAGCCGTGAAAGCGTTATCCTTAAAATGTGGGCTATTAGCAACTAAGTCATCATTTGTTGGATAATGGTCGAAAACTCCTTTACAGACTGCAATAAAAGGTAGTTTGCATAGTGTGATCGGTTGTGTGACACGCCCCAACTGAAAATATCGCGGAAGGTGTGTTGTTGTATCCCACCATACAACATTTGGTGAGTATTCCCACTTATCAACCGTCGCCGCACCTTTAAAATATAACATTGTTTTCATCCAATTCCACCAATTCCCCCATAAACCAGTAGCAAACTCTTCATCCGTGGCATTATAAATATCAATTGGTGGAATAATGTTTAGATTCTTTAACAAATCTTCCAACTTTTTCACCCTAGCTTCTAACGCTGACATGTCAGCTTGAATTTGAGTAATTGAATTGTTTATATTTTCAATTGATTGCTTAATATTGTTAATTTCAGTTTCAACAGTTGTCAATCTGTTTTCGACATTGTCTAAACGCTGTTCAATATTAGTAATATCTTTTTTGATATTATTTAATTCATTTTCAATATTTTGCAACTGTTCCTCGATATTCGTCACTCTGGTATCAAGTGCCTCATACTTCGCGTATAAGTCTTTTAACGACTCCTCTACACTTTTTGCCCAAGCATTAAATTCATTGTTAAATTCATTCAATGCGTCAATAACGTCGTTCAACTTCGCCCAAAGCGCACAAACTTTCTGCAAAAGGCTTAAGCAATCATCAAAAAGTAAAGGAATTGTAAATTGATGATGCCAACAAAAGCCCAAATGCTCTTTGTCGGGTGGGTTGATAATAGGTATATTTGCCATATATTACACCTCACTTTCATAATTCTAAACTCATTATATCATAAGTTCCATTTTCGTCAATCACCTAAATAGCCCTAAAAAATTGTGCTTCAGTCTATCACAAATTTCCGTCTCAAAATCCCAAACCGCTGTTGTGTAACTCTGTGCGTTAGTTGCCGCGTTGCCGCTTGAGCCGTGGTGAGTTGTCCTATCATCAACATGATTTTTTGAAACATTTGTCAAATAGTTATCATCGAGTAAATCTGTTTGACCTTGCGGTGTATCTAAAAACTTATGCCAATCATCACTTACATGCTCACTTACGTTGTTTTCTGTCTCAAACATTTTCTCCGTGTTGTAAGCTTCAAACCGTGCCTTTAGCTTGATGTTTAATTCTGGCATAATTCGCGCCATGTCACCTCTCATGTGCTCTCGGAAAAGAAAGTCTGTCTCATAACCAATTTCCCACTCCAGAAAATGACGAATGATCATATCGTTAATAGGCTTTCTAAACTCCTCACTGAAAAGCGGATAATCGTCAAGCCCAAAAGCCGCAAAATCATAATTATCAAACAAGCTTTTGTTCGATTTCCTGTCATTTCCAATTTGCGAATTTTGCAAAATATCATAGACATGGAGCGTATAAGCCGCCCCCACATCATACCAATACTTATCATTATCCAAAAAATTAGTATCAATCATTGGAATTGCCATTATCCTCACCCTCACTTTCTTGAGCTTCTAAACCGCTGTTCTTAACTTCCTTCACTGTCTCTCTATTGGTATCCATAACTGAAAATTGGTCTAGCAGTCCAACATCACCAATATTTGAGTCGTTAAACGTAGCCTTAACATTCAAGCCAAATTTCTTGTTGCATTGATCACAGAAATTTTGTCTCGCCTGTTCATAACTGTTTCTGAGAACCATAAGTGTAGGCGCGTCTTGCATCACTTCAAGGCTTGAAACCTGTGCAACTTTCGACTGTGTTCGTCCGTTAACACCCAACATAAACATAAAGTCCGACATTAGCATAGATTTCAGTTGTTCTACATTTCCCGCAACAAATGGTGCGGGTGTCTGGTAGACGATTTGACGTATATCATCATACTGACTTTTAAGCGGTGACATATCTCTTGTATAGACAACAGGTTTATGACCTGCAATTTGCTCATAGAGATTGGCAAACGTTAGCTCCTGTCCATCTGGTGCATTAAGAATAGCAGGTGTATTCTGTGCCTTTAAATTCACATTTATACACCTGTCGCATTCGTAAAGCAACGCGGCATAGTGTCGACATAAACCGTCAATAGAAACAACGTCATAATCTGTAAACGGTGACAAGCTAGCTGTCAGCGTGGCGACTTCGCTCAAATCTTTACTAACCGTATTCACGAACGTCTTACACTGATACTTTGTCGCGCCACCGTACCACGTGCGCTTGCTAGACTTTGTGCAATCGCCAACAACGTAAAAGTCATTTTCTTTCCATAATCCGCCCAACTTACCTAATACAAAATTCTCATTAAGAATGTTATTTGCATGTCTGTAAATGTCATCATCGTCAAATGGCAATCCCTCAAACGTCCACGCATCAACAGCAATCCTACGCAAGAAAGTATAATACAAACCGATAGTTAAAAGATTTTCCGTCTGTGTATTCTGATTTTTTATATTTCTTTTAGCCATTCAAACACCTCACTTTCTACAATCAACGTTCCACGTGGAACGTTGAGCATTTATCCCTCACCTTCACCCTCACCCCACACCCCTCAGCCCTCAGCCTTCCACCCTCATTTTACCATATTGACCGTCATTGTCAATGATCAATTTTCAGTGGTAAAACATTAGCAAAGTATTTCAAAGACCAATACGGACAAAACATGCTTCTAGCATCAATTCCCCCTATTGGTGGGGGCGGTGTTGTTGGTTGCACAACCTCAGTCGTGCCGCTACCTGTTGCGCTTCCAGCATTTCCACCAGCCGGATTGACGGGGGCTTTTGAGTCTGAGTCTGAAATTGTACCTTCGCCAATTTGAATAACGCCTGTTTGCGCCGCCATGTCTGCAAAGACGCGGTTGTACTGTGTAGTTGTCCATCTGTCTCCGTCATAGTAACCAGTTTTCGCGTTTTGCCGTGCCATGACTAGCTTTATCCAATCGCTTTCTGTCTCTTTTCCAGTAGTTCCAGCAAATATATCTTTGACAGCATCCCAGTGTCCACTATCACGAATTGATATACTTGCAGCTGTACCTACGGCATAAGCGCCAATGTTAGATACATCATAGCCCAAATGTTTTTGTATGTTTGTTCTAATAAGTTGATAGTAGTCGTTAAACATTGCCCAATTTTGCATTTTTGAAAATTCGGCGAGGTGGTTGTTTGTATAGTCTATGAAAAGCTGTTTAAGCCCCGCGTTGTTGATAAGTGCGGGATTTTTTACACCCAAATCAATGTACGGTTGAAATCCACTGAAGAGGTTCGGGTACTGTTGCACACAAAATTGCATAAATGGCACTAGACCGTATTCATAGTCAAACTGATATCGCCCGTAAGCTTGCCCACCGTCACCGTTTATATACCAACCGCTATTGTCAGTATATTCTTTACCAGACTCGAAGTATTGCCAATTTATCCACATTCGAGCGCCTACTTGCTCATCTTCTTTCTTTTCTTCTGGTACTGGTTGATGTGATTCTGAATTTTGCACAACTACCGCTGTATGCCCGGGCATGTGCAAAATGTCGCCAACTTGCAAGTTGTCACCTGTTGTTAAGTATTTACTGTCATACAATATGTCAAATAGCTCTGTATTCTTAAGCTGTTCTAATTCATTGTATGTGTTCATACTTGTACTAACGAAAATATTAAGGCAATTTAATATACATGCAACTAGAGCAGAGCAGTCAGTTGCGCAAGGTACTTTAACGTCTTTAGGTTTCCACCCGACTTTTCGACACTCATTTGTAAAAGTCTCCCGTCTATGTTGGTTATATCCAACATTTTGATTATCACATGATTCTATCATAAGCGTAGCAATAGCGCGGGCAACGTCTGGACGGTTGCGAATGCGTGCAATCCAGTCCCAACGCCTACCGTCTCCAGTTTGTGGAAACCAACCTGTTACACGGACTTCAAGTCCGTTTTGATCTCCGTCTCTACCACCCCATAAATTGCCGTTTTCATCTTTAGACGCTTCTCCAATATATGTTGCCATATCAACCGCCCTCACTTTCTGGAAAATGATTTTCCAATATTTTATCAGTGCGTTTAAAATTTGAAATGCCATGCCAAAACCACACACCACTATCAAGGCGATTTGTGATGTATGCGATTGCGTTTTGTGGCGCGTCATTTGCCGTGACAATCGCACCGCTTGTGTGTACATAGTTTACAATTGGCAAAGAATCAATAACAATGTCGGCAAGACTGCCATTGTAGTTGTAGCCATACATGCAAAAATAATTGTTAAATTTCTTGATATCTTGCAAAGAAGGGTAGTACCACGCAACTGATATCATAGGAAAAAGAGCGTTATACATTGCAATTGTGCCTGTTGGGTTGCCAATAGTAAGGTCTGATTCTTCAAATTTTGCACCCAAATTTTCCGCGAAAGTCTCAGCGGCTTGAAGCTCACCTTTAATGTCAAGTGAAAAGAGATTTCCAATTGATGCAACTCCAAAATTGCCAAAATCGCGCATAACACCGCTGTTGTTTAGCTGTGTAGTCGAAAGTTGAACACTATCCCATGTACTACTTGCAAGCGAGTAGTCGCCATTAGTTCCGTTTCCGTACTGCTCTGGTGTTATAACAATACCGCCTAATTGTGACTGGTTAGCCGCCCACTTAAACTTAAATTTTTTTGCGAGGAGTGCAGACTCATCAAAATAACGAAAATCATATTCTTTAGCACTTCCACCGCAATTGACTGTTAACTTGTTAAATTGTGGGGAAGTGTAAAGCTTATTCCACAAAGGTTTTTCAACAAAGGATTGCACCAACTCAACCTCTCCTGTTCTGTTGTCAACCTTATCAAGATTTTCGCCGCTTATGTCATTGGCAAAAAACTTTGGCACGTGATAAGCTCCGATAATATCCTCTTGTCTACCACATTTTGCATACCGTTTAACAACTTCTAACGCTTGTGCTCTTGATAGCTTACTTGTGTTACTCTGGACTATGCCGCCACATTCGCAAGGGTTGACAGAAACCAATGAAAAGAAATTGCTTATTTGACCATAATCACCCATGGCAAAATTTGCGATTGCCGCGTAGAAATCACTTGAACGATTTTCATAGGTGTCCGTATTGTTTGCGGTCATGAGATAAACTGAATCGTCATCATCTTTTGAAAAGCCATATTCGGTTCGTGCAATTTCCCACCTATCGACTTGAGTGGGTTCGGGATAGAAGTTTGCAAATAGTCCGTCACTTGCGGGGTGTTGTCTCATGACTGGTGATGGATGGAATGTGAATTTGTCGATATATGTAGCCCAATAATCGACAGATGTATTTACATATGTCAATTTATTGTTTACGTACTGATAATCAATGATATATGCAAATTCAAGTCTTGATTCATTTTGATATGCCATGTAGTTATAGCGTTTAATTTCATCTGCTCGAACAGGACAACGAAACGTCTGCCCCTGTCTTTCCCACGTTACATTATCGTAGCGTTTATATGGAAGAACGCTGAGAAGTTCTTTTAAAAACCCCTCAGCGTTTCTTTCTGTTGGGATTAACAAATGCTTACCGCTGTCGTCAAATGGCGAATCAAACAAGTATACAGTTGTCATAAAATCCCCCCTTTATTTATGCCTGTTTACAAATCGCAACAGCATTTCCCCACGGTCTAATGCCGTATGTCTGCCAAACGTTTAAGTACTGATTCTGATACATTCCCGCGGCATTGTAGAAGTCACCACTTGTACTTAAGTTGTCGCGGTATTCAAATGTATTAACATCGGCAAGCACGGCAAGAATATTTTGGTCATCATTGATGGTTTTCCAATACTTTGTTACTGTGTCAACTGGTGAATCGAAATCGAGATAATCAAAGTTAGGGAAAGGTGTCACACGTCCAACAAGGTCTGCTTTACTCATGTTGAAAGCTCCTGCTAATGTTTCAACGTTGCAATTGACAAGCACATCACTTCTTACAAACAGATAGAGACTGTCAGACGGTGTCCAAGTGATAGCGGGTGTCGCGTCTGTAATTCCCTGTGCTTTTGCATATGCCTGATAATTGTTAAAGTCACTTGAAGCATGTGTGATATCAAGTGCAATTTTCTGAATGGTCTTGATAAAGCCGACAGATGAAGCGGCGGGGTCTGCATCATCCCATGCAATTTCCTTCTTAACTACTACGTTGTTTTTAACAGAAGTCTGAATCAACTTCTTGATAAGGTTTTCTTCCTCAATCTCGTTCCCACTGAAAAGACTTGTCACCATGCCTGTCACCATACTGTCAAGCTGCTCCCATGACGTGAAAGCACCTTCCATAAGTTCACGCGGGATTGTTACTGGAAACTGTCGTCTACGATTCTGTCGGAAATAACAAGTTTTAACGTCTGGTTTTGTAACATTCAAAAGCGTTGCTCCAAGAGAAATGTCATAATCACGCCCCATGGCAGGATTGACGTAATTCATTTCCATATCGGTTCCGAGTGGAAAACCTTCCTTTTTCAACATTTCATACTGATTGGTATACATCTTAGATTCCACGGACTGGATGACAATTTTATTTACAACATAGTGTAAAAATTCATTCATGAATGGAGCATATTTGACGATTGGCGTCATGGCGTGACTAATGGAAGTTGCCACGGTAACTTCGCCTGTTGCCCTCATGTATTCGTTTGAGGAATTTTTTCTCGCATCGTTAAAAAGATTTACTCCGCGCTGTGCGCTTGACAGCGGTTTCGTTGTTTTTGCCATAATTTTCTACCTCACTTTCTATATATGTTCCACGTGGAACATTAACTATAATAACTTAAAATATCATCGGTTGTGACTTCCTCTTTTTCTTCTTCCTCATCTTCTTTAAGTTTTGTGGACGGAGAAATGGTAGTTGTGACACGGTTGAACAGCTCTAAGTTTTGTTTACTAAGTCTGTCGTTTTCCGTTTTCAATGTTGCGTTTTCTGTTGCAATTGCCTTTTCCGCTTCATTTGAAGCTTTTGCCATGTCTAGCACATCTACAACGATTCTTCGCATTTCATCAACCGTCATGCCGTCTGGAATGTTTAAAGTAGTTACCATCTTTTCAATATCAATCATGCTTTCGCCCCCTCATAGTTAATATTAGCAAAGTGGAAACTGTGTTCCCATTCATATTCTGCAATTCTGCCTAGTTCGATAGTATGCCCCTCTTTTGGCATGTGCAGAAAGAAACCATAGCCAATGTCAATTCCAACATGTCTACCTTTACCGCCAAAAGATGAATACAATCCGTTTCCTTCTGTTCCTAGAAGCGGTGTAGTCTTTTCTGCTCCGTCATGATAGTGTCCAGTGCTATAATTTTGCACACCTACAACGGCGGAGACAAAACCGCTACAATCATATCCAATTTTACCACGCGAGAACGCTTTATAAGCGGCTAACTCTTGCGTTGTATACTTCGAGAAATACGCTGGTTCAAGGCTGATTAAAGTGTTCATCACTTCATCGGTTAGGACTTGCCCTTTTGCACCGTAAAAATATGCATATTCATCACGGTGATAAAACATAAATAACGCTTTTTTGATAACTTCATAATATGTCATGCTTTCACCTCATCTTCCAATTTTGTTTTAATCTCTGATATCATTTCCCTCAGTGAGTTAATAGCATTTGTCAACTCTTTTGTTTCCTCTTTATGAACGTCTGTCTGGTACTTGATATAGTAACACAAGATTAACGTCATACAGATCGGAAACCCTACGCTTGTAATTATCTGTGTAACTGCACTTACATCCATCACAACACCTCACTTTCTAAAAGGTGGGCGTGTCTCCACGCCCGTGCTGACAGTTTGCACAACTACCCCGCTCTTCACGGTCTGTCTGGTAGTCCCTAACTATAGTTTAACATATATTTAATTTCTGTCAATAAGCACACGCTTGATTAAGTCATTGAATTTTTCGCTTGCCGCTTTTGAGCTTGCACAGATTTGTGAAGTGCGTTTATAATATAGCATCCATTCTATCAATTTTCGAGTTGTCGGTAAATATAGCTCATTTGTAAGTATATTGTTTTTTGATTTATATTTACCGTCTACAATTACCATTGGACAACGTTGTTTTTCTGGAAAAATGACTGTTATTCCAAAATCTGCTATATAGACACGGTTGGTTTTCACCGTCAACTCCGCGTACCATTTCCATGACAAGTGATTAAAAATTTCCGGATAGACTTCCTCTTGCCAAGCTCCGTTTATAGTCATGTCGTTTGTTTGGGACTCGTAAACGGCAAGATGCTTTGACACGTGCGCTTTTTTTGGCGGTTCGGTGTACAGCACACAAATTTTCAGTGTATCACCATCGTCAATTTTGCGATTGAAAATATAAACTTTCCCCTGTTCAAGTTTACGTGCATCAATGTTGTAATAATCAAATAAAGGGCTTTTGGGGTTGATACTGTTTGCACATGCTACAATTTTAACATCTTTTCTTCTTCTAACTATAGTTGAAAGCTGTTGACTATAACCTTTCAAAAATTCATTTCTGGAAAGTGGTATAATTGTAGTAGTGTCAACATCTTCGATAAATTCATCTAAAAATATAGTTTTAACGCTATCGTATCCATTACCTTTGTATTTCATCCATGAAGCTATTGAAGAACTATAGCCACATGGTGAGTATACCCATTTATTGTTACGTCCCAATTCTTGTTTGCGGTAAACACCACTATAGTAATTCAAGTTCGCTTCTTCTTTCCATAGCGTTTTTTCAACATACGGCTTGATGTTGGCGACTGCACCCCATGCTCTACCACGGATAAGATAATCTTCGCGTGTACGCATGTATACAAATTGCGCACCAGTCGCGTTATAGTCGTCAAACAATCCCTTGAAAACAGAGTATGTTTTACCAGCTGAGCGTTCACCAAAAACAATGTAAACATCAGCGTTTAAAGTATACAATGATGGAATGTTTATATAGGTTTCGTCACCTACTGTTATATAAAGATTTTCAATTTCCATGTTATTCTCCTATCTTTTCTAATATTATTGGTGATAAATGTTTGGTTTTTACCGTAAACTTTTCTAAACGTTTACTTATATCTATATCTGTATTTTCTTTCTTTCCGTCTTTTGTTATTATTGTCGGCTTGATGCTATAAACGTCTATTCCAATCAAAGCGCCATATTCGGGTGAGATTGATAGAGTATATGTAGTATCTTCTATCCAAGTTCCCCCGTTATCATATGTAGGAATTGCGTTTGTTGTTGGGTGTGATATTGTACGTCCAGATACATCTTTGTCGAAGGTTGTAAAAATTTCAAAATCTTCGATTGATGAAAGATAGTTTACAGCTTTCTTCGAGAGTCCAGATACAGTCATATACAATTTGTTATCAGTATCTTGATATATATATTTCTTCGCGCCAAAAGTTTTAAATTTCAACCATGCACCAGTTTTTTCGGTTTCCCAATCAAAAATTCCTAAATCTGGTAGTTTATAATCTAAACCATAGCGTTTTATTGCTAAGTCAATCTTATATTTTGCATATTCGTTATATCCGTTTATTACTTCCAAGCATTCTTCTCGATTGATAACTTTCGCGCTGTCTGTATCACAGTAGAGCACATTTCTATCAATCTTTGACACTATATCATGCATTAAATGATAGCGTGTCCACGCGGGTATAAAAACACCAATTTGATAAGGTAAAAAACTTCTAAACGATTTATAAAATTTCTCAAGTTGCGCGGAAATTTCCTCTTTGTTTGTGATAGCACAGTGGTCTAAAGTCCACTTCGTGCCGTCAAGTGTAACAACATCGTGAATAGGGTCTTGCACAAACATACCATAAAAAGAATTTACGCGGTTTTTTGCTTTTGCGTAGTTTAATTCTTCGCCTTTTACATGTTTTAAACTTTGTTTGTTGTTGTAATACTTTAACATTGTGCAAACGATACCAGATGGCAAATAATCAGCTCTACAATAGTAACATTCATCTACTCGGATTGCATCAATCTTGTACATTCGCAAAATAATAGCAAGATCAAGGCTAGTACATGTTGTTTTTATCATATCAGCCTTAAAAATTCTACCATTGTCCAAAACACTATCACTTGATACTTCACAATGCGATGATGATAAGTATGTCATCGTACCTCTTGCGCGAACGTTCTTTGCTGTGATGGTGCAGATAAATAAATAATTATCTGTGTTGAGTAGACGTTTTAAGTCATAAATATTCGCATTTGGCAAGCGTTTAAGCGGTGCTACTGGGAATTTTTCTGTTGCTATGGCAAAAGGATAGGCACTACCAAAATCGTAACTATCAACGTTTTCCATGATTTGCCCCGCGTACATGTAGTTAGCGTGTGTATAGCCGCCCATGAAAGCTTTTCGACAAATCACATATCTGTCATAGTCAAGCGAAGTATTCCTAAACATCTTCATCCACTTAGCATCTTTTTTCATAATAGCGCGAAGCTCATCACGTAAAAATCCCGTATTTGTGTATGGAAATTCGTAAAAAGGTTTACCTTCCTGTTCTTCCAACTGATGGATTTTCGCCACCATGATTTCAACATCTCGATATGTGTAGCGTTCTTTGTCTTGCGGCAATGTTTCACCAGGTTTTACGATATCTTTATAGTTCATTTCAAGCTTTTCAAGTCCTACGTCTTTTCCACATGCCGCAAGACCTTTATTAGTTAACTTATAGCTGCATCGAAACTCTAAAACATCATCTATAATAAGATATAGCGGTTCGTGAGTATCCATGTAGAAGCCGCCTGTCATGGTGTGTCCTTCTAAGTTCCTGATTATAGCTTCCATTTCATATGATAAGTTATGCACATAAACAATGATACGGTTCTCGCCTTGAGTTGCAAATGTTTGATATTGGCTATGCAAGTAATCATATAAATTTGACCATGATGAGCATGTGTTATAGTTATAGTCACTATCCATCACTGACCAATGCCATGTATAGATTATGTCACAATCTTCTGTTATGTGTTCGTGAGTCGTTTCAATGTCAAAACAAAGAAACTTTTTACAATATGAAATTTTTTCTTTTCGTTTTGCCATTGTCTATACCTCGCCTTAAATATCTTCAAAATCCTCTTTTAAATCTAACCATTGCCCAGATGAACCTTCACGTTGAACGTCTAAAAACCACTTATCAAGATCAACTTTCTTAAACTCAAACGGTCCCCATTGACCCGTCTCATATGACCATTTAGCATTGCTTAGTAACGTTTCACTATCGTACTGCTCACCTTCATGCGCTGATTGCCACATGCCCATGTATACAACCATCGCTTGCCATTGGTCAAATGTCAAATCTTTGAGTTTTGGATGGTTCTCTTTAAGCTTGTTAAACGCTGTATGTTGCAATTTCACGTAGCCGCTATAAGTTGACTGTTTAGCGTTTAAAATGTCGATCGCTGTTCTAACTTTCTTGTACAGTGCTTGTGTGGATAACCCTTGATATCTTATGTCAAACCCTTTGTATCTGTCATATACTGGGTTGATTTGTCCAGTGTACTTTTTGCCGCGTTCACTGAAATATGTGCTTAATGTTTTTAATCTGGTTTGTGCTCTTTTACCTAAAGTTCTTAGAAGTAATAGAAGCTCTTGTTTTGTATAGTGCTGTTTAAGTAGCGTGTACTTATCGTTAGATACTTCATATAATACACCTTTTGCGCGTTGGACTTCACCAACACGCTCTTTTTGCTTACTTGCCATAAATTTCTACCTCTCTCTCTGTAAAAGGCTCAATGTAGCCACTTGCGATTGCGTTTTGAATCATTTCTTCCGTTGTCATGTGATAGAGTGGTGCATATAATTCAAGTGACTCTCTAACTTCTCTGTAATACTTCAGTCTCAAAACAGGTGTTTTGATATCGTCTAATGCTCTCAATACAATAGCGTGTTGAAGTTCTAATAATTGGCTTTCTAAATACATATTCAATACCTCACTTTCATTTTTGTTCTTTCAGTTTAACATATAAATATGAACAAATATGAGATATTTTGTAAACAAATTGTTAACATTATGTATTTATAAAAGGGACTGTTTCCAGTCCCCTTATTGATGTAAAATGAACAAACTTGATTAGCTTCCGTTCTATTATTTGGAGTCAACCGCACTGTTGACCGTTTGCCGCGTTTAAAAGTTTCTTACCATAATTTTAAAGAATGTCTGTCCAGAGTTCCTTGAAATACCTGTTGTACATTCAATGATAAAATCATTCCCATCTGCAATAGCATCCGTTAACAAATCGGAAATCTTGTCAATTTCACGTGCAACACCTGTTGCGTAAATGCCAAAACCTTCTCCAGTTTCCATACAGAGATAGTAAGTGATTTTCCCTGTTACATCATCAGTACCAACTACAATTCCTAAAAGCTTGCCAGATGGTTTTGCGTCCTTCGCAAGTGCTGTTGTACCATTGATTTTTACGAGCTTTACACATTTTTCGTCTCCAGATACAAGTTCAAATTTCTTCATAATTTAAAATCTCCTTTTTTGTGTTATTTGTTTGAAGTGTAATGTTATGTAGTATTATCAAATTATATTATATTGCGTGTTGTGTTATAGTCTACGGCGGTATACCAGATAAATAGAAGTTATAGTCTAGCTCGTAACGTGTAAAAGTTGCGATAGTGCGTTTTGTCGCCATTGTTAAAAGTGAAAGTATAATAGACAACTTTCTCTGTTTCCACTCTCTGTAACTCTCCTCTAATTTGGTTTGTGAAATACCCCTCACAGAGTAGAGAAGAATCGAGGTCGTAAAAATTGATTGTTCCATCTGATAAAGTCTCCTTTATGGTGGTGCGCTTATCAACGAAGTTGATTCGAGTAGAATCTGGAATATTGATTCTTCTAATCGGTTTAACCTTCATATTATTCCACCTCTAATTCAAAGATTGTAAATCTTACCGCTTCTTCAATTCCTTCAACCCCTAAAATATCGTCAAGATCTTCACCTTCATTGTCAATTATTGACAAACATCTGATAAGATCATTTCTAACTTCTTCCCAATTTTCTTTGATTGTAGTAAAATCACCTTCACCAATGTCTGAAATGACAACTTTATTAAAATCGTAGAGTCCGATAGCTACCGCGTTGGCGGCAATCTTCTTCATCATCTTTTTAAGTCTGTCGTTTTCACAATCTCTTATAGAACGCCCACATTTTAAACATTCCCCCGCTTCTTTAATCAATCTTAACATTTCTTGTTTCTGTTCATCTTTCATTATTTTTTAATCCTCACTTTCTTTGCTCTGTGTTCTTATCTTTGTTACATGTATATAGTACCATGGTTTGATTTTTTGTCTACTGATATTTTTTAATTTCATGTGTAGATGTTATTGATTCTTTTTAATTCATATGTTGTTAATAATTGTGCAATAATTTGTTAACATTTTCACACGTTACCACTTTAACGCGGTGAAGTTTAACACTTTAACGTGCTAAAGTATCAGACCTGTTCTTCTAAAATTTTCGGCAAACGGGGCGGTGATCCCAGATATT